ACCATAATAGGTTTAGTGTTGTCATCCAGAATACACATGAAGATATTTGCTACTGAAGAAGACACTGAAGTAGTGCCATCAGAGAATGTACCTTTAGGCAGGCGGTTAGAAGAGATAACTTCCCAGCCGTACAGGCTCATCATATACTTCATACCACGAGACATACCTGCCTCGATGAGACCAGTAGCGAACGGAGTTACGTCACTGGTAATCGTTACCAAGCCGTTCAGTGTAGCTTCAACCACTGGGTCACAAATAAAGACACGACCTTCTGCAGGTACGTTAGCTTTATCAAATGCCAGCTTCATCTGAATCATATACTTCAGACCAAAGACGTTATTGACCAGAGTAGAAGACACGCGATGAGCGAAACCATTCACTGTATTAGCATTGGCGTTTGTTTGAGAGCTATTACAAATAGCTAAGAAACGAGACTCGAACACTTCTTGGAATGCACGAGTAGACTCTACTGCGCGAGCAGACATTAATTGTTCTACTTGATTACCGTCTTCTCGCAGATCGTCAGTAACATACCAAGCATCCCCAACATAGTTGGAAATTGACAAGGTTACTGTACCAGACTCGATAGGTGAGTAAACTAGTGGAGTATCTTCTGCAGCTTCCTGAATAGATACCGTGCCAATAGTTTTGATATTGAGGGTAGTGCCTTGACCGAAATCACTTACATCACGGTAAAACGTACCCGGCAACAGGCCATCATGCAGATTCATCAAAATAAACTGGCTATACTGCTGAGCCTCAATGAATGCAGTGGTATTAGTTGTTAATTGCATTTACTTTTCCTTAAACTTCCACGCCATTTTGTTTATATACATACTCCTTGACTCGTCGCATTGCTTCTGCTAAATCAGATTTAGTAGCGCCTGCTAAGAGGGATTTACCTTCCCAAGTTGGTGGCTGTGGAGCCCCATCTGGGAGTTTAGCTGTAAACGTGGAATTTACGCTAGGTGTAGATAAATTAGGAGCTTTAGTTTGTGAAACACTAAACAAGGTAAGAGCAGCTTTAGGACTCTGCTGTGCCATTTGACCGATCTGTTCTGGTGTAAGTCCAAGCTCTTTAGCTTTCTCACGGATGACTTGTTGTGTTTTGTCACCGAACTTAGCTAATAGTTGTTCTTGCACATTCTGCAGATTAGACTCAGCCATAGTCTGTTGCTGTTTCTTTTCGATAGCGTTAGCTACCAGCTTCTCAATATCATCACTACCAATAGCGCTAGGAGTTGGTAAACTTTCAGTCTTTGGAGTGGAAATTTTAGAAATCACATCTTCTAGGGAGGCGCGTTGTTCCAGCTCTGCTTTAACACTAGCTGCTTCAGCTTCTACTGCTGCCTTCTCGGATAACAACTGTTGGATAAACTTCTGAGCATTATCCAAACCTTTGAGGGCCTCTGGGATAGATGAGTATTTCTGTTGTCCCTGATCATTCACAATACCTTTAAGCAGGTCTGCTAGATTGTCTTGCGATGCTGGGGGAGTGTTCTCCTGTGTTGCAGGAGTAGGTGTAACCTGTTCTGAGCTAAATAGCGGGTCAGCCATTAGTTTTTCCTATAATATGTATTTGGTACTAGTGGAAGGACTCGAACCTACATCAGCCGATTATCTGTCGTTACGAGGTATAAACTCGCTGCACTACCATTGTGCTACACTAGTAGAATGCCCACCAGAAGGTGGGACTTAGTTAAGCAGTTGCTGTTTCAGAGAACATTGATTCGAACTGCTCTTTGATAACTGCCAAATAATTTACTAAAGAGGTTACTTGAGCTTTTAGTTCTGTCCAGACCAAACCAAGCTGTGTAGCCATTGCCTGAGCTGCTGCTAGAATAGCATTCAACACTGATTCATCATCAGCACGAGCTGCTGTATAGGCTGTCTGTGTAGCTGAGTAGATAGTAGCTACATATTTGTAGATAGTCGCAACACCAGATGCTACTGCAGACACTTCACCAATGATTGTTGCAGCTTCTGTCAAGTATTCTGTTACTGAGGTAGACATTGTAATTCCTTATCGAATTTGTTTAGCATCACGTAGTTTCTGCAAACAATCTGCAGTGTTCTTACGTAATCCTTGTAAAAGCATGTCATGTGTTAATGCACCAACTTCCCAACCCTGACGCTTAGCTAGATGCTGCTTAAGTACTTCAATCTTCTCTTTATCTGTTACAGCAGCTTTGTACTCTGCTACAGGAAGATCTGGGGGGTATGGTAAAGCTGCTACTTTGTCACTTTCGTGACACATCACTGTTGGCACGATCGACGTATCTTTTAAGGATGTCGTTGTTAGACTGCAACCCGTCAAGAGAATCATCAGTGCTGCTAATAGTGTTTTGTTCAATTTGTTTAATATCCTTCTGGCTTTGTGCTAAGATGTCTGAAGAAGTCTGCTCTACTTGCTTGTTAGTCGAGTTGATTATCTCTACATCTTTATCTGCTACATCGTTGGCTAAACGTATATCTGTTACTTTCTTTGTGAAGAAACCAACTAAGCTTAACACTAAAGAGAATGCAGTAGTAATCCAACTCATTGCTTGTCTTCCTGCTTAGGATGCTTATCAGGAATTAATGCAATAACAACACCAATAACTGAAGTACCTAATAATGCAATTGCTGATTGTGCATCTGGGCTAAGGTTAAGTCCTAATGCTCCAACAACAAAAGTAATAATACCTGCCCAAGTAGAGCGTTCTTCTAACCTCTCAAGGATATACTGAGTTAATGCTCCCATTTAATCTTCCTCTAGCTGACCACCGTAAGAGACGTATTGTTTAATTAAGGTGTCTAATTTATGTTCTCGTTGGTTGTAACCAGCTCCGGGTAAAGATGCCCACCTAGAACTACATTTGCTAATAGCTGTAGAGACCTGACCTTTAATAATGTAATTATATGCTCCGGTTTCTCTAAGCTGGTTCACAGCATATAGATCTTGTGAAAGAGGACTAAAGTCTTTTAAACTAAGTTTGTCTTTGTATGCATTCCAGAATCTAAACAAGATCTGGTATCTTCCTGCTGCAGTAGAACTTCCTATAGACTTACTTATGAATATACTCTTATTTGGATGTTTTGAATAGTCACTAAAAGTGGAGTATCCAACAATAATATTATATCCATCATCCCCTTTATCTTTGGTTCCTTCTGAGAAGGCAATCATATCTAAGAATGCTTTTATATTCTTATTTTCGTTTATTACAGACATAACTTATTAATGCCTTCGGCGATTATATATTATAATATAATAATATAAATAATAATTATAATAGATATATATATATATAATTAATAATATATATTATATAATATATTATATATGAGTGGAAAAACGACGTTTTTGTGACATTTATTTTAATAAATTTACAATATCTTTCATTGCACGTTCATAACCTATCAAATCTGCTTGCTTTAAAGCCCAGTTAGGTTCATCATAGTTAGTAAGGGTTAAGCTCTTATTTCTTTGAGCATTAGTTAAGTTTATGCATAACTTAGATAGGCGCTCCCGAAGGAGCACCGATGCATTGAATTGAGCAGTTAAGTCTTTCTTCTTATCTGCATCAAGGCCAGTTAACCAGTTTGTTTTCATTGAGGCATTTGTCCTTGTGTTTGTGCAGCTCCGGGAACCGGAACACTCTGCTCAACCCCTAAGTCTTCCTGTGCTTGGTTAGCTAATCGTTGTGTCTGCTTCTGTTCCTCAATAGCTACATTAGGTTGGAACAAGCTATAACGACCTAGATTTAATGTATCCTCAATAAGCTTAGCAAGCTGCAGAGAAGAGATATGCGGGCTTAACATTTGCATTAAGTTAGAATTACCTAGTTGCTGTAGATTCTGCATTAACTGACTTTGAGCTGCATAGTGTCTAGCGCCAATAGGACGTAGTTTACCTGATGCAGTGATGTCATCACTAGTAACTGTAATAAATGACTGGATACCTAGATCATTATTAATTGTTTTAACAACATCAGCAGTATCTAGATTACGTCGTGCAACCTCCAACATATTGTTCAGGAGCTCTTCTAGCATGTGGGTAGAGAAATGGTTAATCTTCTCTTGGAAAATGCGTCCTGATGCGTTTGAGAGCTGTTGTACCTCAAATGCAGTCTTCTCCCCAGCTGTACGAACCCCCATAGCTTCTCGTGGAGCACCAGCAAATAACTCCATCTGGTCTTGTAAGCTTTGAATTTCATTGTTAGCAGCAACAATACCATTAAGGTTTTTACCTAGCTCAGTTACCCCACCATCTGAGTCTACGTGTATCTCTGTTCCGGGACCCCACTCAAAAGGCTCTACAATGCCCTGTATTACAAGTGGAGGATGAACTGATAGATCCATAGCGTCTGCCTTGAGGTTTTCAAGGTGATCGATTCTATACTGCATACCGACTAGGTTGTCCAATGGACCCATTGCCCATAAGTTGTCTGGGCGGAGTCTCCATCCAACATGACAGATAGGGGCTTTACCAAACCAAGATGGGATATCCTCAATACGGGCTACATATGCCCTATCAAACACTGTAATTACTTTGTTACGCTCTAACTTACCAGTGTTCTTATCATAATAGTCCCCATAGAATTCTAAGATCTCTACGTAGTCTGACTGGTAGTACTCCCGAAGGCTCCCAAAACCGTCTACATCGTACGCTACGGACTTCTGGAAGTCATCCTTAGTGTATGCACCACATAAACGAGCAAGCTTGTCACGTCGATCTAGGTAGTCTGCATAAACTGTATACTCTGGGTAGTCCTGTGCCATCTTAGCAATTTCACCAAGAGTTTTAATAGAACGAACAATCTTAAATGTTTCATCAAAAGACGTGGCTAATGGATCAAAGAGAATGTCCAGAGGAGAAATGCGATAACACACAGGGCCAACATATACTGGTGTTTTATTTCCATTCTTATCCACCTTGTAGTCTGCTTTAAAATCAACCATAGCGAATGCATTGCCATAGTCAATATAATCTAGTAGTAACTTACTAACCTCTGTCTTAAAGTTGCTTATATTCGTTTTTGTGCGCATATAAGCCTCTATAGCATCTGCCTTCTCTTTGATAGAGTCGTCCAGAGAGTACCCTTCCCATTTCAACCACTCATCTGTTGGGAACAATGCAGACAAGTAGTTAGAGTGCAGGTTATCACGTAGTTGACATAGCTTAGGTAGTGTAGTGGAGTTCTTCCAAGGAAGATCGTTATTACTTGTAGTAGTGGTGTCTGTAGCAAAGATATAATTACGTAGTTCTTGCCATTCCTCTACTTTACTAGATCGTTGATCATTCCAACTGTCCCATAGATTACAGATCCATGCAGAAGTGTTATCTTGGGAAAATGCATTTGTTAATTCTGCTACTTTAGTAGACATTATCTATCCTTTCCAAAACTTACCCCACCAAACCTACCAACCTTTACTCGGTTCTTGGAGAAGCCCTCGTTAAATGAATTGTGCTTAGGTTTAATAGCTATTTCTATTACTGAGGCTAACGCATCCTTTAAGTCATCGTGCTTAGGACGTGCTTGCACAAGTTCTTCCTCTAAGATAGGTGTGTACCCACCTGTGCTGTGCCAAATCTTCAGGTCGTCATACCTAGGCTCTAACACAGCTGCAATACGTTCTTCCTTAGTCCCTTCCGCCTTGGTAGGCCTATACTCATCAATAGAGATTGGCAGGCCCTCCTTCTTGAAGGAATCTTTGATGTCATTAACAATAATCTTCTGGGCTACAGTTACTTCTGCACGAAGCTTTCTAAGTCCCCATCGCATATGTACGTCTTTAACATGCTTAAAGTACTCTGAAATCTTATCTGTCTTAAACCTATCTATATCCAGTACGTATACATTACCATCTGCATCAATTCCTACAACAACAATAGCTGTAAAGTCTGCTGCCTTAGATAAGGAGAACGCAAAGTCGATTGATGCATAAACATTAAGACGTTTACCATGCATTGTCCAGTTACTGCCATCAAACTTTAAGAACTTACTATCGTAGTATTGAAACTTATCACTGTTAATGCGTTGTGAAGACGGGTCATTAGGGTCATTGTAATATTGTGCAAAGAACTGTGTTATATCAATGTAAGAGGCTTTGATACGAGCTAAGATAGTTCTATTAAAACCAAATGCATTACCATCTGTACGCATTACTCTAGGCCACAAGAATACACCATTACTCTCTACTGGATGTTCTTTAATATCCCAGAGCAGTTCATCAGATAACTCATCCCCAGTGTCTTCGTCATAGATTATAGCATGTTGTTCTTTCCATGTAGCATATACATCAGATGGATGATAACGTGTACCGCATGCCTTAATAATGCCACCAGCGTTAAGTACTGAGGTAAGCTGACTAGAGGCTGCAGCTACTGCTGTACGTCCAATATCTGTGTATGCATTGTCAGGAACTACCAAGTCATCATACACAAGTACATTAGCATGCCAACCAGTTGTATTAGTAGTAATCCCTGCTGTTGCTATAGTGGAGTCACGTACACCTTCTTTACGTCTCTTGGGATGATCTACGTTTATCTTAGTAGCAGACCACTTAGAACGTCTACCTTCTTCTGGGTTAAGCATATCAGGAAAGTACAGCTGGTATTTATCAGATAGCATCATGTTCTTAATACTATCCAACTGACGCTCTGCCAATTCTGCTGTAGCTGAGACATACACTATAGACGTATCTGGATGCTTAGTGAGCCACCAGCAACACCACACAGCAATACAGTGACTCTTTAAGTGTGCTCGTGGAAGCATTAGAAATTGATTCTTATCGTTGTTGGACTGCAGCCAACGAAACACATCCTTGTGCGCTTCTCCATACATATAGTTTGGGTTCATTAGACATGCAAAATAGTAAAGATCATTTAATGCATTTTCACGAACAGCTTTAGCTTCCACAGGCATAGCTTCGATACGTTGTAAAGCTTTCTTGTACCAAAGTTCATCTGCCATTAACTAATCTCCTTTAACCTTACTACATCTGCTTTGTATTGATCATGTAACTCATCCTGTATCTTTGTATGCATATCCTTCTCATCCTTACTAGGACGACCGGGGTCACGCTTATCATACCCCTTATCTGCAAGCCATTTAGATGCCTGAAAGCTACCACCTTCTGCTAAGAATACCATCTGTTTTACTGCCCTAGCTCTGAGCTTCAACTCAAGTTCTTCTCTCCAATTTACTATATACTTTGCTAGAGTCTTATTCTCACAGATACGCATCCAATGCTGCCAACCCAAGAAATACTCATTAGCAAACTCATATTCTGTTGTGTCTTCCATCTCAAGATACATACGCTTAATAGAGGGGAATTTCTTCCCCTTATATAAGTGATCAGCGTCTTTTAATGTGTACACTGCGCAGTCATTATACCCTATCTCTAAGAACAGTGACTGTGTTAGTGGCCTACCACTAGTGTCTAATAAAAGAGACTTATCCATAATGTTAATCCAAAGAAGACCAGTACCAAGAAGGGGTTGCTGAATAAGTAATTGCTATAGTGTCATTTGGTCGTAAGATAACTGAACCAGATGTCATACCCATTCCATACCCATTTCGTGAGACTGCTGAAACAGTACCACCCCAAATATTAACTAAGCAGATTCGCCCAGTTGTATTTGTATAAGTAACTCCAGTAGCAGGTAGTGTAGGGATTGCAGTGATGTCCCATTGCACCCCTTGGATACGAATACCCAACCCATTGGAGGTGTCAATCACATTAGTTGTAGAGGAGATATTTGGATTTATCAAGTGGATGCGGTTTCTATCTGCTCCAACAGGTGCCTGCAGTAAGTAGTTCTGCCATAAAGAGAACTGACCACCAATAAAAGTATTTCTACCTGCGTTAGCAGATCCATTATAAATACCAATATTAATATTCTCAACATCTACTGCAGAGAACACATTACCATAGGTATACCCCAAGAAACGTATTCCGTATGATGCATTACCATAAGATCCAGATGCAAAGTTACAAAACTCTACTTGGTTACAGGTTAACCCATATCCATAGTTTGTCCCAGACCCATTAGCATAACAGTTACCACGTACACCGATGAAGTTAGAATTAACTACATAGTTTAACACAATAGCTTGACTAGACCCAGCTGTAGCGTAACTATTAGCCACTGCAATGTCACTGAATCGTGCTACATTTAACGGGTCTGCTAGTCCAGAAGAGCCAATCATTAATGTAGTACCATTGTGTGTAGATTTTATACTCATACCTTCCATAGTAAGATCATACCAGTCTGCCCCATTAGAAGAGGTTAATGTAAGCTCTGTTTCCCCTGAGGCTGCATTAGGGAATGCAATAATAGTCTTACCAACACCTTTACCAACAATCTTACCAGCTTCTGTAGGAAACTTCCAAGTCTGTGGAGCAGAGAAGTTGAACGTACCAGATCCAAACTCTAAGCCATTCCCATATGTGTTAGCTGCATCAAATGCATTAGTAAATGCAGTGTCCCAGTATGTTTGTCCTGTTACCCTAAACTCTTCTATGTTAAATGCTCTCTTAGAAGCTATCTCCTTAAAATTACGAATAGGAGTTGCTGCTCTCATTGCTGCAAAGTAATTTACATTATCTGCTACAACAGCTGCTGTAGTACCTGCAATGCTAACAGTAGAGCTAGTTGATGCTAAACTAGAAGAGAGAACAGAACTATCTCTAAGTAATGTACCTGTAGCATCAACCCAAGTTGTAGAACTAATGCCATCTGTTGTTAATGAATCTGTTGTTACAGTCTTAGGTAATGCTCCTGCCCAAGTATAATATACACCTGTAGTAGGAGACCATACAACCTGTGTAGCTAATGTAACTGTACACCCTATATCAAACCTACCTGCCACAGTGTACCCAGCTTCTTCTGCTAACCTAATAGCATATTCATATAAGCTGTTTAATGTCTGAGCATCTGTAATAGATGTCTGTGCAGAGAGTAGATCTATCTTACGAACAGGTTCTGTATCAGAAGTAGGCTCTGGAAGGTTAAGAATACGAAGACCATTCATATCTTGGTCATTCAGCATTTCATTATCTTCTTGTGCTGTATTATTACGATACAATATCTTATTATTTAATTCATCTTCTATGGCTTTAAAGTTTGTATTGATAACAGATAAGTTATAACCAGAGGTGACATCTGTTAAAGTGATTTTACTCATGTATTCTCCAAATGCATATATGCTCGTTACACTCGCAGGGCATATACAAACAGGAAAGATCCAATAGGTGCGAGCTATTTATTGTAATTTTTGTTAGAAATTGTTGAGTGTCAGTGCATATATATTAATCACCCCCTGTCCCCCTCGTCCCCTATACAATAGTTTCCTAGTAAATGAGACATTACATAATAATGTGCTATTGCATAGCACGCTATATAATAGGGAGCTAGTAGATGTCTAGATGGTAAGGCGTCCGTAGTGTGGTTGCTTTGTGTTCTCTACCGCTCACACACAACCTTTCACACGCTCACACAGACCCTTCCTTATATGCTTCGCACTATTTATCAAGGACTTAGCGGCACATGCCGCGTGTGTATATAAAGATGCTACGCACAATATGTAATGATATGTAAAGGCTATTGCATTACTCACTGGTTAGCGTACTATTAAACACATCGGCAGACATACTGCCTTGCTCTTTAATAAACCGCTTGCATTTACCTGTTTGTGTGTGTAATATGCATACACATTCTCTAAAGTAAATTAAACTAGACGCTAGAATAGAAACGCTTGCACGCCTTAACAGCTACAGTGAAAATGAAATAGAAAATAGTTTGACAAGTAGATTGTGAGTTGGTATATTGAAAGTGTTCTTTAACAACGTGTGTATTAGATGTTAGGTGGAGAGTCTGACAAGACGCTCATTATTACCTAAGATGATCCGGCCCTTGGAAACAACTACAATGAAAGTTTCTTATTATACCGGCCTTCAAATGTTAGTAACGTATGCAAGTATATGCTAGGCATTACTAAGATACGCCCTGTTAACAGATGGAATGGTAGAACAGAAACAAGTAATGAGTAGCAACAATAGATAAGCAGTTTCATGTATAGGGGAACATCCACCGCTTGCAGCAACTAATAAACACATTCAGCCTTGCGCTGTCTTACTTCTTTAAGACTACTGGACTTTTATCTATATCATTCAGCATAGATGTATTATGCGTGACACTGACAAGATATAGATAAGAATAGGATGGTTCCTTTAAAGACTCTTGCATCTAATGTATTCTAGCTAACATGGATGCAAGTAAAGAAGTTAACAAATGGTATCATGCGTTGTTAGATGCATCATGCCATTGATTAAACTCTTTAATATCCCTAATAACAGAAGGTAAATAAAATGTCTAATATTTCTACTCTTGCGAATGTAAGCGAAGCACATGTAACTGAACTGTTCGATAGCTTGATTAAAGCTGAACGTGTTACTAAAGCTGCACTGTCTGAACTGTCTCGTACTCTGTTAGCTCATGCTATCCAGAATCAAACCGCTGTATTGGTTAACCGTTTGATCAGTGGTGCTGTACTCACTGCACCTAATACTAAACTGGCTCGCATGTACTTTGAAAACTTCATGCCATTTGCTCAAGATGATTCACATAACTTCACTAAATTCTCCAGTAAGAAGTTTAATGGTAAGAAAGAATGCTCAATGTTATCTGTTGAAGCATGGCTCGACAACCCTGATAATGATTTGTGGAGCTGGGTAAAAGATAATGTTAATCTGGAAAAGAAAACCCAGTATGATGTTAAGATCACTAACCTCGTTAAGAAAGCATTGACAGATGATAATGCAGAGAACAAGTTGTCTGTAGAACAGATCGTAGCTGCTGTGTTAGCTGGGGGTATTAATGCAGCTGAACTCGCAGACATCATCTTAGCTGCACCAGTACAGGAAGCTGCATAATGTATATATATCTATACAAACTGAAAGGGTCTAATATGAGGGCAGTTGGTAGATTGGTGCCCTCTGTTCGTAATCCATTAATGGGTTATCTGTACAATGAATTCGATAACCTGATTGTAGCAGCCCGTTTAAGCTCATTTAAACCACTGTGAGAGAGTTTAACCATATGAGGTATGCAATGGTATGCCTCATACATTAAACGTTCTTATAATGCGTTACAGGGGGAATTATGCTTAATGTAATTAATAATGCTGGTGAACAATTTGTTCTGTCAGTGGTTCACACATTTAACGGCCTCAACCAGATTGTTATTGAGAATAAAAATGGTATCATCACAACACTTGCAACACAGGGAATGCTAGGCGATAAATCTAAGGGGTGGCATTCACATCATGGCACTGTACAAGGTGACTGGAATACTATTGGTGGTGTGTTCAATGCTAATGGTTTAACCCTGATTGAAGAATTAGACTATGATCTAGTTGGGTTTGATGCATTAAGGAAGAATGTGCTATCGCACAATGCAGAACTACAACTGGATGCAGATAATCTAAAATGCACAATCATTTATAATGGTGGTATCAACCCAGTGTACTTATTTTAAGGATAATTAAAATGGGATTCTTTGATCATCTGTTTAGTAAAGAGCCTGCTACTGGTGCATGTTTGAAAGCAGAACGTGCAGCACGTAAACAAGTTGTAATTCATTCTAAGAATGCTAACAAGAAGTACAATACATCTACTGCTCCAAGTAATAAACTACGTTCATCTGCTACTAAATTGGATAATGAATCTAATTTAAAAGGTAGTAGTAAGAGAACTAAAGAAGATGCTGAAGCACTACTTATTCATGCTCTATCTTTGATCTAATATTATTAGGGAGAAGTTATTTCTCCCTATATTATATATATATATATTATTTATATAATTATATAGATAGTATATATATATATTATATTGTATTATATATTATATATTTATATATTATATATGAGTCGTAAAACAGAGTTTTTGTGACACATTATATATGAAAATAAATAAAATATATTTTGTCACAATATATAGCGTGGCGTTAGCCACATAATATAAGGGAATAGATATGATTAAAGCAACAACAGCTATTAACACCCCAAAAGAAATAGACTACCCTAAACTAATGTCTAACAAACTGTCTTGTGATGTATTTCTTTTCTTTGAACCATACTATGGGGTAAAACTTAGCCCCAATAGTGTTGAGTCTGGCATACCTTTTAACTGCCATGATATGAGTTGTTTTGTAGATTTTACTGGCAGCATTACTCTCTTTAATAATTAATGGTATCATCATGGAAAGATTAAATACTCGTATAGTAGATGGAATAGAAGCACCTAACTGGGCTAAGTTTGTATCTAAATTTATTGGCACGCTTTACTTTGAAGAATATGAAGAGCAAATAATTGATGCTAAATACAAGGCTGTTGCAGTGGAATCAAAAACAAACGTGTATAGTCGCGGTGACAATTTTGGGGTGGTTATATACTCTTTACCAGAATACAAAGCTTTTAAAGGAAACTTAGAATGAAATACACAATCGTTCATCTAAAAGGTAAATCTGTGTTTTACAACTGTGTAGATGCATACGCTTTTATGCAGTATTTTAAATCTCTGGGCTACTGCCCTACAATTAAAAAGGAAATACCCAAATGAAAAAGCTTTATTCTATTGGAGCATTTATACTTCTATTTGCATTTTGTGCATTTAGCTCGTACTTCACTGTTGACCAAGGTGAGCGTGGTGTTGTTCTGCGTTTTGGTAAGATTAAAGAGGTGGCTAATGCTGGGCTTGGATTTAAGATGCCATTCTTTGATGATGTTAAGTACCTCGATGCAAAATCACAGGTAACTCGTATGTCACTTCCAGCATACTCTAAAGATCAACAGCCAGCTAATATGGTTGTGTCTGTTAACTGGCATGTTAGTGACTTTGCGAAAGCATACAGTGAGTATGGGGATCTTAAGAATCTATCTGACCGTGTTGTGTACACTAATGTTCCACAATCAGTTAAGACCGTGTTTGGACAGTTTGCAGCAGCTACGTCTATCCAACAACGTGACAAATTGAATGTTGAGATTGCTAATGAAGTAGAGCGCACTATTCGTGGGCCTATTGTGATTGAATCAATCCAGTTAGATAACATTGATTTCTCCTCAGCATATGAGCAATCAGTAGAAGCGCGTATGTTAGCAGAGGTTGAAGTTGCTAAGCTGCACCAAAATGCAGAACGTGAGAAGGTGCAAGCACAGATTACCGTAACTCGTGCTCAAGCTGAGGCAGATGCTGTTAAGGCGTCAGCTAATGCAGAAGCAGCAGCTATCGCTATGAAGGGGAATGCAGAGGCATCTGCATTAGAGGCTAAAGCTAAAGTTTTACGTGATAACCCTCTGTTGATTGACTATACTAAAGCTGATCACTGGAATGGTGCATTACCAAGCACCATGATGGGTGGTGCAGTTCCTATGTTTAATGTTAAATAGGGAAACTATATGAACAACAAAAAAGCAAAACTGATTCGTCGTCTGGCATTCCAACAAGCAGAAACAATGGGCTTCACTGATGTTGGGTATGAAGTAGTTAATGTGGAAAAGAAATCATTCAAGAAATTGGATGGTACTTTGTTTCTGTATGAAACATACACTCGTATTAACAAATTGAAAAGCCCTCGTGCTTTGTTTCTGCATAACAAACGCTCTATGAGTAAGAACCCACTGTTCAAACAAATGCAACGTGTGTAGGGGATAATTATGATTAAGACAACAAGAGAGCTGGTGGTACAAAGGTCAATTTGCTACCCTAAACTAATGATCGGTAAAAACAGTTCATCTGTAGTCTTGTTTATCAAAAAGGGGCATGGTGTGAGGCTTAGCCCAGATGGGCATGACTTTGGTGACTACGTATGTGACTGGGATATGGATTGTTTTGTAGATTATAATGGTAGTGTAACTATCTCTAACAGTTAAATGGTATCATCATGTATGAAAAACAACTAACCTTTGTTATTGTGCTAGTAACCTGTGTGTTTGTTATTGGTGCTATTTATTCTATAAGCTAATGTAATCCATTCTAAGCGTTTATAACCCTAGGGCATACAAACGTATGTGCCCTATATTATAAATGCTTCTACGTTGATTGTAGAGCGTTTAACGTTGATAATACTCAATAGGAGATGCTAATGAAAGTTAAAAACATAACTCCAGACTTAATGAAGGCTGGTAAATGGTACATTGTTAAGCCAACTAATGGCGTATACCACAAGAATGGTGTTCTGCATTTCTGTGAAGAAGACGCACCACGTCGTCTTATGGGACGTCTTAAATTTGATTTTATCTATGAGTTCCCTGCTAAATATGAACTCAAATTCTTCATCTTAAAGCCAGAAAATATGGATGAATGGCCACGATGGACTAAGGTGATGGATAAGTATAACGGTACTATACACCCGATTACCACAAAAGATATTAACACTATCGAAGATGATGAAGAGTTGGGGGGTAATCGTTACATTGAGATTGAGGGCTTTGGTTTCTCCCCAAACTGGTTCACCCCCACAGAAATTCCTGACTTCAGTGAAGATAAGTACAAATTCATGTTTGTACCTACTGAGGTAACTCTCCCAAAAAAATCTTTGACGTTATCAGAGAGTCTGGTAACGTCTAAACTCTCTGAACAGATTGATACGTTAAAGAAACATAACAGGTCCACAGCTGATTTCATTGTGTTTAAAGAAGACGGGGATTTTAATGAATATTATGGAGAAGCTTGTCACTCTTCTTTGAGTAATAACAGGAATATTGGTAGTAAATATGTGCTATCTTCCATCAGATGTCAAGTAGATGTGACAGAAGACTCGTTAAAAAGTTATTATTATTACTTAACTAATGAATCTCCAATGAAAGGTGCGTTCATTGTTAAAAATATTGAATGGATTTGTCACAACAAACAATTCATTTGTACATCTAAAGTACCAAGTAATTTGTTAGCTGCTGCATTAATCGCAACACGTCAGGCTTGGGAATACCCAAACACAGTTAATAGCTTTTATAAGTTGGTTAGTGCAGGGGTTGATAGCCACTTAGCATATCTATTATGTAATAGTTGTGGTGGGGTTAAAGATGGAGGTATGTGCTTTACCAGATACACATCAAACCATTCAGCTATAGATGCTGATCATATGTCTGATAAAGATGTGTTAAACTTTATCAAGACTGGGAAGCCCCTGTTTGCGTTAGGTAATTACACAAAACAAGTTAGTTATAGACGTGTATTTGATTTGTATGCATCAGGCGATAAGAGTACGCTACTAACTAAATTAGTGGCTGCTTGTCGTGGTGAATATGGTAAAGCAAAATACATTACAATTGAGGAGACAGTAGATGTCATCCAGTCTTGGTGCGATGAGTTTTATTCCTAAAGGAGCTCATTACTATTATCCAGCTAATAATTGTTTCTATAAGATAGGGAACAATGGGAAGCTTTATTTCTGGTCTGATGGTTGGTCTGTGTCCCTTATCACTGTTACTGACTTTCTTAAAGATGTATCTTATGGGGAGGCATATGCGATACGACGGTAGATATAGATCAAAGGAGACTGGTCGGGATTACTTAGTAGACGGCCTAGACATATACTGGGTTCGGGAGCCTCCGGAAGAGACTGTACTCTCCAACTACACTAAGCATATTGATCACTTTATAGAAAAAGTGGCTAATGGTAAGATGGTTAAAATTCCTAATAAGTTTAGGGGGAACTAATTATGACTAAGGTTTATATCGTTAATAGTAGCTATGCATATGAACGTATGTATATTGAAGAAGGGTTTGAGCTAGTAGATAATGCAGATAAAGCAGGCCTGATCCAATTTACTGGTGGTGCAGATGTACATCCATCTTTGTATGGAGAACGTGATGTATACTCCTATCCAAATGCACGACGTGACTACGAAGAAATGAAGATCTTCGAGAAGTACGCAGGTAAAAAGCCTATGGCTGGTGTTTGTCGTGGGGCGCAGTTCCTTTGTGTAGCTAATGGTGGTAAGTTGTGGCAAGATGTGGATAACCATGCTATCTATGGGTTACATACAATGCTTGTTAAGGAGAGCATTGATGGTGAGTTTGCTAAAGAAGTGTATGTAACGTCCACACACCATCAAGCAATGCGTTGTGTAGAAGAAGCTAATGGTATCATCATTGGTATTAGCGAACCACGTTCTAGTGAACGTTACGGGGAAACAGAAACAGTGTTAGGGCTTCGGGATGATGATGTAGAAGTTGCATTCTTCCCTAAAACTAAATGTTACTGTTTCCAACCTCACCCAGAAATGACAAGTAAAAACTCTGGATGCCGTTTAGAGTTCTTCTATGGACTTAAAACGTTCTTAGGGGTTGATCCTTATGCATAACTTCAAAACAGGGGATAGGGTTAAATGTATAAAAGACTTAGATAATAATGAACTTGCTGTTGGTAAGATAGGTGTTGTAAAGGAGTCCTGGGATGATGGTGTAACTGTTAGGTTTTCTAGAAACGAGGTAAGGTACCCGTTCACTGAGTGGAACTTCTATGAAGATCCTATAGAAGATTACTTAATTCCAGTGGAGTTTAGGGGAAATTAATATGAAAAATAAACTTAACTTTTGGATTGCTCTTGGGTTAATATTACTAATTTCACTTTCCTATAATATTATAAACAAGGAGAAAGTCCAATATCCGCCAACCAAAGTAACTGTTGTTGATAAGTTTGATGGGCCACCACAACGTAGAGGTCGGGTAGACCAGTATATCACTTATGAGTGGACTGACTCTCAGGGACAACGCTGGGTGTACTCTAGTACAACAGGCCCAGTGGAGTTCCACAATACTAATATAGGGGGTACTATAGAATTAACAGTACCTAAAGCCTCGTTCTGGCTTGGTCGTGATGTTGGGCCTAGATACAAGCTATATAACCAAGTATATCCGGGAATTGTGTCTGATGGTGTTTCAGCTAGAGCCGGAATAGTTTTGATGGTTATTTGTTGGTCCTTACTTTTGGTACTTATTTTATAATTTAAAGGAAATTAATATGTGTGGACTTGTTGGTGTTTACACCAAATTCGCTACTCAAAAAGATGTAGAAATCTTTGAGACTATGTTACAACTAGATGCCATCCGTGGTAAAGATAGTACAGGTGTTTGTATTGTTAAGAATGAAGATACATTCTTGATTAAGAAAACACTTCTACCTCAAGACCTGATGGATATGCGTCAGTATAGTACCATTGTTAAAAATGGTGCTCAGTTATTAATGGGGCATAATCGTGCAGCTACTGCCGGCAAAGTTACCAGTAATAATGCTCACCCATTTGAGACAGATAATGTTATTGGTGCTCATAATGGGACATTAGTATTGTGGCATAACCTGTATGAAGCTAATAAGTTCACTGTAGATAGTGAAGCCTTGTTACATCATATTAGTGTAAAAGGTATTGAAGATGCATGGTTAACTAAAGATGGTGCTACTGCATTAACTTACTTCCATAAACAAGAAAAAGCTTTATACCTCGTTCGTAACAAAGAACGTCCATTGTTCACTTTAGAACAAGCTAACACTGTATATTATGCATCAGAAGCTTGGATGATCGCTGTAGCTTTACAGAAAGCCGGTGTTAAGGTCTCTGGTGAGATTAAAGAAGTACCGGAGAATATTGTGCATAAATATAAAGATGGTGTTTTAGAGGGAACATTCCCTGTAAAGGAGCCAGCTCCCTTTCGTACCTGTACAACTACGACGGGTGGTACGACTCCTACTAAAGTTAGTGTGGAAGAGAAAGGGAACCCAGTATACTTCATCGTAGATCGTCTTGTAACTTACTGGGGAGGTGATTGTGTACGTGCAGAAGGTCACTCCACTAATAAATCAAAGACTCCTGTAACAGTTATTGTGGATAAGAAGGAGTATCCAGAGTTGTTTGAATTGTTCAGTTCTACAGAAGATATTCAATTCTATGGGAAGATATCTTCTAAGGTTAATGGTGGGTATTACGTAGACGTATACTCTGTTCTTGAGATTGTAGAGGGTGATGAAGATAGTGCCCCATTTGCATTAGCTGACAAGTCTCTGGTTCATTGTGCTTGGTGTGATGAAGTGTATGCTAAGCATGAGTGTGTATCAGCAGGTGGTAATGAGTTTGTTTGTAAAGATTGTGCTAGTTTAGATGAAGTTAAATTATATATTAAGGAAGCTTAAAATGACTAAAATTTTAGTAGGTGCAGACCCAGAAATCTTTGCTAAGAAAGAAGGTAAACTTGTTTCAGCATATGGCTTACTCACTGGCACTAAACATGCTCCACAGATTGTTGATAAAGGGGCTGTACAGATTGACGGTATGGCTCTGGAATTCAACATCAACCCTGCGGCTAATGAGCAGGAATTCCTTACTAACATTGAAACAGTTATGTCAATCATGCAGAAGATGTCTGGTGCTGAGTTTGCTATTCAACCTGTAGCAGATTTTGGTGAAGAATACATGAAGACTCAACCTAAAGAAGCATTAGAACTTGGCTGTGATCCTGACTTCAATGCATGGAATGTTGCTGTTAACCCTCGTCCTAACGGTGATCGTCCTTTCCGTACAGCAGCTGGTCATATTCATATTGGTTTCTGTGATGATGGTGAACCAGAGAATATGTTCTACTTAGAATATGTATCTGAGTTTGTACGTGAACTCGACTTCTATCTTGGCCTACCTTCATTGTTCTTAGATAACCATGCAGATAGTTCACGTCGTCGTGAATTGTATGGCAAGGCTGGTGCATTCCGCCCTAAAGTGTATGGTGTTGAGTATCGTACTCTGTCAAACTTCTGGCTTGCTTCTAAAGAGCTACAGAAGTGGGCTTACAATTCCACTGTTAATGCATGGGAAGCATTTAGTAGTGGTAAAGTGTTGGCTAAGAAGTACGGGGATATCCAAAGTATTATCAACTCCTCTAACAAAGAAGCTGCTAAAAAGATCATTGATGAAGAGGGATTGATGAATGTTTGAACCAGACTGGGGAGAAACACTAGAACTATGCACCAGCGTTTTCAGGGATGAAAAAGACAAGAACTTATTCTATTTGGTACTTTTTGAAGAAGTAAAATCTGAATATGGAAACCTTGTAGTATTCGCTAAAAACTCTAATGAATGTGTGTGTGCAATGCCAGTAAAAGAGTTTTACGAAGGGCTTATTCCTGCTACAGAAGAAGAAGTGCAACGATTGTCAGAGGAGGGGTTTTTGTGAAATTTAAAATTGGGGATAGAGTTACTTATAATGACTTTGGTAGCCCAGTTAAACCTATAGTAGAATTTAAGGGAAATTGATATGAAAACTATGATGTATGCTTATAAGATGGGTAGTCAAGGTGCTAAAGCTTTAGCTGGTGCTATGGGTATTAAACGCATTCTGCATAATGGTACAGCTAAACTTAATGTAGATGTGTTGATTAACTGGGGATCTGGGAGTCTACCAGCTCGTGTTAATGCTAAACGTGTCCTCAATAACCCAGAAGCTGTTACATTGTCTGCAAACAAGCTGAAAGCATTTGTAGCGATGAAGGACACTGGATGCACAGTAGACTATACCAGTAGTAAAGAAATTGCTCTACGTTGGATTGAGGAAGGTTCTACAGTGGTTTGTCGTACCATCCTTAATGGACATTCAGGAAATGGTATCATCATTGCTGAAAAAGCTGATGAGTTAGTTGATGCCCCATTGTACACAAAGTACTTTAATAAGAAAGAAGAATATCGAGTTCACGTCTTCAATGGTGAAATGTTGTATGCTCAACGTAAAGCACGTAAACGTGAAGTACCAGATGATAAAGTTAACTGGAAAGTACGTAACCATGATAATGGATTTATCTTCCAGTTGAATGGTTTTGTTCTACCAGAAGTGTGTAAAGATGTCGCTATCAAGGCAGTTAAAGCATTAGGTCTTGATTTTGGGGCTGTTGATGTTGGATATACCAATGGAGTTGCTAAGGTGTTTGAAGTTAACACAGCTCCGGGTCTTACAGGTACATCTATCGAGCTGTACAAAGACGCTGTAAACAACTTTATTGGGGGGTAGGGTATGTCTGATATTAAAGCTGGAGATAGAGTTGTTGTAGTAAGTAGCAGGAAAGAGATTTTAATTGGTGGTATTTTTGAAGTATTAAAGGTTGATGGTACTTCTGTTAAATTAGATATCTCTAATTTATACGGGCAGTCATATTGGACTACAACTAAAGACCGTGTTAAAAAGGTTTGTGTGTTTAGGGGGAACTAGTATGTGCACTATTAAGTTAAGTAGTAAAGTTAGGTTAAACCCAGATAAGGTGCACTATAACCTTAAACACCAACTTAATAACAATATAGGTGAAATAGTAAGGATTACCAGAGGTGGTCCACACAAAAGACCTGTTACCTACACGGTTACTTGGGATTACTTGGGGGAGAGGTTTACTAATTTTTACGGTGAAGAAGCTTTAATCTTGTATAAACCTTTTAAGGGGAACTAATGGACTTAGCAGAAGATTATAAAGCTAATTACAAAAAATGGGTTAAGCTAGCTAATTGGCGTGTAGATAGTTTCTGGGCTGAGGATGTAGTACAGGAAACTTATGAACGTGCATTACGTTGGTATAAACCGGAGACAGTGTTGAGCTTTGATGCATGGATGATGTCTACCTTCAAGTCTGTTTGTGCTAAATATTTAGCCATCTCAATGGGAAGATACACTGACATTGATGAAGAGGAAATTGAAGACGCTGCTAATACAGCTAGTGCAGAGATTGCTGAGGAATTTATCCATCGTACTAAAGGAATGCGTGAAGACCATCAACACATTTTATATTGTTCTCTAATTCTTGGTATGCGTGACTTAGAGATTATTAAAGCTACTGGTGTATCTGGTGCAAATATCCGTAAGATACGTAGTAGATTTATTAAGGAGACTAATAGTGGAATTTAAAGAAGGGGATAAAGTAAAATTAAGTAAAGATAGTCGCTTTTACTGCAATTCCCCATACCAATTAGGGGATAATATAGGGGTTGTGCTTGTAGCACTTCCGGGTTATCTAGGGGTAGGCTGGATTGATAAAAATACAGAGAATGAAAAAAGAAACTCTTATTGGGAAGAAGATTTAATCCTATACAAATCTTTTAAAGGAAACTGATATGTCTAGAAGTTTTAAAAAAGTGGTTGGATATAAAGACAATAATAACAAAGTATATAAAAAGCATTCTAATAAAGTAGCACGTAAAGATATGGAATTACAGGACGGTATGCAGTATAAACGTAATGACCTGTCATGGGACATTTGTGACTGGAAGATTATGCTGCATACTGACACAGATATTATTAAGTGGATTACCCGTAGCCGCCCGTTCTTCCGGCCTCTACATAAACTATATACCAAATAATGGAGGTGGTAGATGAAATGCTTCTATCTAAAGCAGGACTTTAACCAACGTATAGTTGGAGGGCTCTGTAAAGCTCGTGGTGAAGTTGTGTTCATCACTAGGTACACAGATGAAGGGTTCAGAGGTGTAACACTGCTACAGCAGGAACTAGGCGGTATTAAGCCAGATGAGTTAGATGTATCCCCCTTACCACTAGGCAATGTATTTTTGGGTAAGTCATATGTATATACATCAATGTGTCCAGCTCGTCAATACAAGCAGACACTGAATAACGAGACTTTTGTCTCACATAGAATGCCGTGGGAGTGTAAGAACATCACACTAGAGACGCCTGCATTGTTGAGAACAATCTCTAATACATTCATGTCTGCTGTTGACGCATTCAAAATTGTTCTAGCTGGAGGTGCTACAGCTATTCCATTCAGTCGTGAATTTGGTGTTGCTAAAGTAAATGAATCATTTAATGTAGTATACAAAGACGAACTGGTAGGAAGTGTTACAAAAGTTGGTGTGTCTTTATTTCCTAATAAATTTTATCTTAAAGAATCTCTGGAGGAAGCTCTTAATGGCTAAAACAATTAAAGAGTTGTTGGGTCTTCCTAACAATTACAAAGATGTATACGGCGTTGAGTTTGAGATTGAGTACAAACGTGGGGTGGAATTTAAGAGAGCCCCAGAAGGGTGGAGCGTAGACCCTGATGAACATTCTATCCGTAATGGTCTTGAGTATGTTATGGACCGACCAGAGGACTTAATTAGTGTCCGCAGAACTATTGATAAATTCTCTGAAGTAGTGCCAACAGACATTGTTAATGACAATGGATACGCAGGAACACATGTACATTGTAATGTGTCAGACTTAACTAAGAACCAATTATTCAATTTTATTCTCACCTATCTGTCTATGGAGAATGTATTAAGCAAACGTTTCTTTGGGGAAGACCGAGAAGGAAGTTTGTTCTGTCTACGTTTATCTGATGCAGACTACTTAGAGAAAATCCTACGTCGTGTAGTAGTAGAAGATAATTTACGTTTGTTAGAGCAGGAGAATATTCGTTATTGTAGTTTGAACGTTCTATCTCTGTTTAAATATGGAACATTAGAGTTCCGTGGTCTACGTGGTGATGGTGATTATGAACGTGTCAAAGATTGGATTGTTGTTATTCATGCACTTAAAGAGTTCTCACGAAAAGTAGAAGATCCAATTGCATTGCTTACTCTGTCTTCTAAAACTGCTGGGGAATTTGCAAAAGAAATCCTACCAGACCTATCTAAAGAAGAGCAGCAGGAAGTGTATCGTGGTGTGAGACGTGTACAAGGTATTGCGTTTGAAGGTTCATGGGAATAGTAAACTTTTGTAAGGAGTGTAATAGTAATGTCACAAAATATTGATTTTACCACTCTAGACTATACACCACCAATTGGAGCCAAGTATATAGATTGGTTCGGCGGTTATTGGAAAGTGGTTGGAACTCACTATCTTAAATGGGAAAGATATACAAACAGGTGGACAGTTAAATCGTACATCCCTCGTGGTCTACGTGATATTAATGTGTTTAAGGGGAATTAGTAATGGAAGAATATACACATGTGTTAATTCACGTAATAACTGAAACTCAGTGGTTTATTAGATTTGTTGGTAATAATGCTTACTGGAGAAGTAAAAACAGTGATGAGACTGGTGTGTTCCCCTTATTTGGCACAGTAGAGCAGTATAAATTAAAGGTGGAACCACAGGGGTTTAAACTAACTAAACTAAATACTGTAAAGTTCAGGGGTAATTAATAGATGAGTGAATATACACACAAGTTAATAGTTGAGGGAGATGAGTGGCTTATGCGGTTTTCAGGGGGTAATGTAGAATGGATACATGTTAGTTCTGGGAAGATTGGTGTTACCCGAGGTAGCTATACTTCTGTTGAGGACTGTTATAAAGAGATGTTTAAAAGTAGAGGATCCTCACTTAAACTAATTAAAAATACATTTAAAGGAAACTAAAATGGGAGTGTGGTCTTATATACATGGGAACGTTTCTCTCCCAAAGAAGGAACATGTATCAATTGAAAAAGCTGTACGCTGCTACTTCCGTCAATCAGAGAAGTTTAAACTAACTAAAATAACTGAGAATGAACACTACCATTTCGTGCATATTAGCTTTAATGTAGATGAATCTGGCTGCTCTGTAGCAGATAATTTACAATTGCTATTAACTTCTCTGGACGGACTTGGCTGTAAATACGATTTGGAGGTGTCATTACGCTACCTTAATTAAGGAGCCGTATGGCAGGTGATTGTGTAGAAAAGATGGGGCATTCCTGTGGTACTCACCAAGGACTGCAAGTGTTTCTAAATGAGGATGGTACATACTCAGGATTCTGTTTTAGTTGTAATAAGTATGTAGCAGATCCATATAAAGATAAACCAAAGGGGTATAAGCCAGTAGCAGTTAAGAAGACTGCTGAAGAAATCGAAGCAGAGATTGCAGAGATTAAAGACATGGGCACTCAGGATATTCCTGAGAGAATGTTAATGAAGAAGTATTTAGAATACTTTGGAGTGAAGGTTGGTTATGACGAGAGGGTAGCTGGTAAGGTTAACTTTATGGCATTCCCTTATAATCAAGGGAAAGGTTTTAAATGTAATCTACTATCTCCTAAGAAGTTCTGGTCAGTTGGTGATGCATCTGGTTCTGACTTCTTCGGTCTTGACAAAGCTCTACAAACAGGTGCTAAGCGTTTATATATTACTGAAGGCGAGAAGGATGCGGTTACTCTTTTCCAAGTAATGAAAGAGAGTAATAACAACCCTAAGTTTGCAGACTTTAATCCAGCAGTAGTAAGTCTTCCTCATGGTATTGCCTCTGCTACAGCAGATATCTCCACTAAGATTGAAGTGTTTCGTAAGCACTTTAAAGAAATTGTATTAGTGTTTGATATGGACGCTCCGGGACGTGCTGGAGCAGCTGATGTATGCAGGGTGTACCCAGACTTTCTTTCTGTAGACCTACCAGCTAAAGATCCTAATGAATGCTTAATGCAAGGATTCAAGAAGGGTTTGTTTAATGCTGTTATGTTTAATGCAGAAAAACCAAAGAACTCCCGTTTAGTATTTGGGAGTTCATTACGTGAGTCTGCAATGAAAGCGCCTGAATGGGGATTGTCTTGGCCTTGGCAAGGTCTTACAGACCTCACTCGTGGTATTCGTAGAGGAGAGACTTACTACCTAGGCGCTGGCGTTAAAATGGGTCAACTTATTGTTAGTTATTAACAAATTAGCTCATTTAAAATTCCTTTAATTGCTGGGAGGTCCCTTTGGGATAATCAGCAGCCAAGATCCTGCAACCTTTATAAAACAGGAGAGTTGATGAAACATATCCAAATAGAAGGTTGTGAACACTACTCTATTAATGAATTAGGTGTAGTTGTAAACACTAAGACAGGTCTGGTGTTGAAGCCGGACATTAATAGTGCTGGGTACCAGAGAGTTACTCTTTGGAATGGGAAGTATACAAGAGTTTTTGTACATAGGCTTGTAGCTACTCATTTTGTGGATAACCCAAATCAGTACCCTATAGTTAATCATATTGATGGGAATAAGCTTAATAACCACTACTCTAACTTAGAGTGGTGCACAGCAAGCTACAATGTTAAAGATGGATTTAACAGAGGACGTGTTAGTAAAGGAAGCCCCGGAGTACCAGCCGTAAACAGGTCGTTAACTGATGAACAAGTTAGGTTAATTAGAGAACTAAGAAAAATTGGCTGGGTTAGAAAAGACATACTCGCACTTGTTAATTGCAGTGTTGATGTATACAAAAGGGTTTTTAAATATTATAAGCACGTAGTCTAATCAATTTGGTTGCAGGATAAGGTTCAACGACTAGTCGAAAGACGTAGGGCTAAGCGGCTCGAAACGGGGAACTCCCTATTGGGATGAAGATATAGTCTGGTCTGCATAGCAATATGCAGCAGTTCATAAGAGAACGGGGGTGGAACTAGCGAGACGCCTCGAACAACACGAAGAGTGAATTAGTTAACGCATTAGCTGCTCACATGATCACTGAACACGATCTCCCAGTATTTATGGCTAAGCCTGAAGAAGCTATTGCTAAGACCTACCAAATGTTAGTTGGTAAAGTGGCTGGTAAAATCTTCCATGACCCTAAGATTCCATTCGATATGAATGCTTTCTTGGAGGCAGAGAAGAAGGTCGGGGATAAGGCCATTATCCTTGATGCATACCAGTTTGTAGATTGGGATACATTGAAAGCAGACACTAAGTATGCAGTTGTGTCTGAAGGGGTTAAGGATGTGTTCTATGATCCAATCACTTGCTTTACTAATAATATGGGGGCAGCGGAGGCTAACGAGTTTCTAATGGAGATGACAGCAGAACTATCTGCTATGTCTAAGGATTTAAACTTTACTTCTTACATCTTCTGCCATCTTAAAGCCCCACAACAAGGACCAACACATGAACGTGGTGGTGAAGTGTTATCAACACAGTTTGCTGGTAGTAGAGCTATGATGCGTAGTTGTAACATGATGCTTGGATTACAGGGAAATAAAGACCCTTCCCTCTCCCCTGAGCAACGTAATATGCGTAAGCTTGTTCTATTAGAAGATCGTGAGTTTGGTAATGTTGGAGGCATTGACTTGTATTGGAATAACCAAACTGGTTTATTCACTGAGATTAAATCATAGGAGAATTATGGAAGACATTATACAAAAACAGAGACTCACTGCACAGAAGGTGCTAGACCAGCTACGTCTCATTGATCCTGCTGCAATTCTAGCTGGTGGGGCAGTGCGTAATTGGTTTATGGGTAAGCCAGCAGTAGACCTTGATTTCTATATGTTTATAGATGGCAACCATTTATCACACGCTAATACAAAAGCTTTACTAGAACGTATATTAGATACTGACTTAGCTGCATTAGGGGCAATTCAACCTAATGTCAATGTCGAAGCTGCATTAGGTGATGAGGGGATTATCAAAGAGGGACGCATCTTTGCTCTAAAACCGGCACCTATTCCTGTTGTAGATGAAGTGTACCAAGGAATGAACAAACTTAAATGGGTGTTCGAAGGAGTTGTTGATGGTATTAAAATAAACATAATGCTAATGAAAGTATCTACGTATAACCAGAATGACTGTGTTGGTGCATTCGGGGCAACTATCAGCAGATTCTGGAGCAGCAACCCAATTAGGGAAGAGCGTGATATTTATCTTCGTGAGGCTGTGTTATCCGCTTGTCTAAAACATGTTTACCTAACCAATAACATAGGGAAGAAATACAAAGATAAAATTACTAAATATTTTCCACACTTCACTTTTACTGAACTTAATGGTGAAGTTGATCCAACGGAGCTCTTACTTAAAGAGTATGAAGAGAAGTTCGGCGATAACGACATAGCATGGCTAGGCTTTACTGAAGAAAATATTAAATTAGCTAAACGTAATATGGTGCGATTTATGGGGAATTAATGGATAGATGGTGTGTATTCGACGTTGAAGCTAATGGGCTTAATCCAGATAGGTTACATTGTCTAGCTGTCAATTACTTGATGAAGAACCTCACTTGTACTGATAGCTATGACAATATGCGTAAACTACTCTCTGATAAAACCCTAGTATTAATAGGACATAACATCTACCGTTTTGATATCCCTGTTCTTGAGAAGTTGTTAGGTATTAAGATTGAATGCAAGCTTATAGACACTTTATTTCTATCTTGGTACTTATTCCCAGATAGGCTTAGACATGGCTTAGCAGATTGGGGGGAAGACTTCGGTGTTCCTAAACCCCCTATAGATGATTGGGAAGGGCTCTCTGTAGAAGAGTATATGCATCGCTGTAAAGAGGATGTTAAAATAAATACACTCCTATGGGAGCTACAGTGGAAACGTCTCCTAGAGCTTTATGGAAGTCCTGAAGAGGCTAATCGTCTTATAGACTACTTAATGTTTAAAGCAGATTGTGCGAGAGAACAAGAACGTAGTAGATGGCTATTAGATAGAGTTAAGTGTGAGGAGGAACTTAAAAAGCTTGATGATGAGTTTAACACCTTAACAGAGAAGGTTAAGCAGATAATGCCTAAAGTCCCTGTTGTTAAGAAAGCTAAACCACCAGAGAAAATGTACAGCAAGGTTACTGGCAAGTTAACTAAGGCCGGAGAAGCTTGGCATGAGAAGCTAAGAAAACAAGGTAAGCAGTTAGATTGGCCATTTGAGATTGAGTACATAGCTAGTTATAAAGAACCCAACCCAGGCTCTGTTCCACAACTTAAAGAGTGGCTATTCTCCCTTGGATGGGAACCTGACGTTTACAAATTTGAGAGAAATAAAGAGACAAATGAGTTTAGACAGATTCCTCAGATTAACAAGTCTAAACTTGATGGTGGTGGTCTTAGTAACTCTGTTAAGGAATTGTATGATAAAGAACCAAAGCTGGAATACTTAGATGGTTACTTTGTTGTTAGGCATCGTAAGGGTATTCTAAATGGGTTCTTACGTGATGTGGATGAAGATGGTTATCTTAGGGCTAGGATAAGTGGACTAACTAATACACTTAGATTTATTCATTCTGAGTTAGTTAATCTACCAAAGGAAGACCGTATCAGAGGATGCTTAATTGCCCCTGAAGGGTATGAACTTTGTGGGTCAGATCAATGCGCCCTTAACATATCGGGGGCATTAATTGGTGACAATTAATTAAAAAGACATTGAATTGCTGGAAAGCTAAGGGAGAGATCCTATGCCAATCAGCAGCTAAGACGGGGATTACGGAGGAGTGCTGGTGGGTTCTTTTGGTCATTCCTGTAAAGTTCAGAGACTATCCCTTTGGGAGTAGGGTGCAAGCGCACTCGAAGCGGTGTCCATCTCAAGTAGATGATGATATAGTCCGATACTCCTAGAAATAGGAGAGGCAAGTAGCGACTGCCGTAACACATTGCGAAGACAGGACTAAGCAACATTGGATTTATCCATATGACCCTAAGTATGTAGAGTCAATGAACACGGAAGGATTTGACCCCCACTTAGACTTGGCAGAGTTTGCTGGGGCGTTAACCCACGAAGAAGTAGAGGAGTATAAAAACCACAATGAGACAAAAGTGACTAAAGACACCCGTAGTATGTATAAATCAGTTAACTATGCTGCAACATATGGTGTAGGTGATGCAACTATGTCTCGCACAGCTAAATGCTCTAAGGAAGAAGCACACGGCCTTTTAGAGGCATACTGGGAGAAGAACTGGAGTATACGTGCTGTAGCTGAAGCTCAGATAGTTAAGACTATCTCTGATGGTAGTAAGTGGTTATATAATCCTTTATCTAAACTATGGTATTCACTTAGATCAGATAAGGATAGGTTTAGCACGTTGAATCAAGGGACTGGTGTGTTCTGTTTTGATATGTGGATAATGAAGGTTAGAAGTGTTAGGAAGGAGTTAACTGGGCAGTTCCATGATGAGATTATCTTAACTGTAAAAATTGGTCACAGAGAAGAGTGTAAGAAACTCCTTAAATGGGCAATTAATGAAGTAAACAAAGACTTAAAAATGAATAGAGAACTTGATGTAGATATAAAGTTTGGTTCTCATTATAATGAAATCCATTAATAATGATAAGGTAAATAACTAATGGCTTTAAATGCAATGAAAGTAGAAAAAACACAACGTCGTTCCACTCAACCAGACTTAGAAGTAGATAGCTATCCAGCTCGTCTAGTTCAATTGATTGATTTAGGGGTGCATCCAGTATCTAAATGGGATGAAGCCTCTAGTAAGTATGTAGTAGATGAAACACGACCACCACGTAACCTGTTGTTGTACACATACGAGCTTGTTGATGAGTTCATGAAAGACGAGAATGGGGTTCCTAACACAGAGAAGCCACGTTGGTTTAGTGAGCAGCTGTACTTGTACGACCTAGGTAATGATAAGGCTACAAGCACCAAACGTTATAATGCATTCGATTCTGATAATGTTAATAATGGTGACTGGGCTATGCAAGTAGGTAAACCATGTATGTTGGTTATTGCCCCTACTAAATCTGGTAAGGTTAAGATTGGTAGTGTTGCTAAACCAATGCGTGGATATAATGTAGCAGAGCTGAAGAATCCACCTAAGATCTTTGATATGGATGCTCCTAACTTAGAAGTATTCCAATCATTACCAGAGTGGATGCAGACTAAGATTAAAGAGTCCATTAAGTATGCAGGTGGTCCTTTGGAAGCACTTATCACAGGTAAACCAGCTAAAGCTGCTGCCCCTGTACAAGAACCTAACATCCCTGAAGTAAACGAAGGGGAGGATATGCCTTGGTAATCTTTAAGAAGAAAGTTAAGGCAGGGAACTACGCAAGGCTTCTGGTTGACCTCCCTGAACATGGTATTCATAAAGGTGCTATCGGACAAGTGGTTAGTGTATTTAAGATTGATAAACAATATGCTACATTCATGCCAGATGATCAACCTGAGGGTAAAGAGCGTATGTTTGTTATCCTAGCTAAACACCTTAAAGTGATTAGTAAGGAGGCCCTATTCAAGCATTAATAGACGCAGACATTCTGTGTTACGAGATTGGGTACGGTTGTGAAAGACGTATTGGGGACGAGAAAGTCCCCATTCCAGTTGAAGATGTAAACGAGAAGATAGAAAATAAGATTAAAGAACTCTGTGCTGATGTGTGGTCTACAGAGCCACCTATCTTATACTTCACTGGTGATCATAACTTCCGTAAGGAGCTAGCCAAACAAAAAGTATATAAGGGTCAACGTAAACATGACAACCGTCCCTTTTATTGGAAATACATCCGTAAGTATTTAAAGACACATTTTGATTCTAGAGAGAATGATATTCTAGAAGCAGACGATCTCCTTGCTATTGAGCAGACTAAGCGACTCCAATTAAAAGACACAATTATTGTTTCTCGGGATAAAGATTTGTTAATGGTACCCGGTTATCACTATGTGTGGGAATGTGCTAAGCAGCCTAGCTTCGGTCCTCTTTGGGTAGAAGATCTTGGTGAGATGAATCTTGTAGGGAAGAAGCTTAAACACACTACAGGACTTCGCCTATTCTATGCTCAGCTACTTATGGGGGATGGGGTGGATAACATCACAGGAGTAGCTTACTATGGTCCTGTGCTTGCTTACGAAGCATTATGTGAATGCTCTACAGAAGAAGAACTACACAACAAAGTAATTGAAGTGTACCAGAACATTTACGGGGATGAATGGGAAGACAAGTTAATGGAGATGGGGTCTCTATTATGGATGGTTAGAGAACTTAAAGAAGATGGCTCCCCAGTTATATGGAAGGAGATTTATGAGAAACGGGGATAGCTGGACAGAAGCTAGGTTTAATTCTTTTGTTAAGTCTAGTCTTCGTAAGGCTAGTGTTAAATGGCCCCCTAGATATCAAGCATTAGCTGATGCATTTGTAGGGGTTAAGATTAACAAGAAGTCTGGGAGACCTGCTAAGCATTATAAATGTGCAGAGTGTAAGGATGACTTCCCAGCTAGTGCAATTGCTGTTGATCATATAGAACCAATTGTACCAGTAACTGGATTCACTACTTGGGACGAAGTTATAAATAACTTATTCTGTGAGAAAGATGGTTTACAGGTGTTGTGTAGTGAATGCCATAAAATCAAATCAAAAGAAGAGAACGCTTTGAGAAAAGCCAATAAGGATAATAATAATGTTTAATACTTTTGTTGATATTGAAAGCCCATTGTTACGTGCATACAATCGGGCTGTTAGCTGCTCCAACATTCTAGAGACATTTGGACAAGCTAAGTTAGAGGAATACTACGGGCAGTTTAACGAAGTTGAACAGAAGGCTATCTACACGCTTCTGTGGGGTATTAAGAATAAAGGAGCAGAGGTAATTAAGAAACAAGTTATGGAACGGGTGGAGGTAAAAGACTAATGACTGCACTAGATAATCAAGTAGATGGGACACACTACAAGACAATGCTGATCCAACCTATCCTGTTAGCTTATATTGTAGCTAATGGTGATGCTTGTTTCTGTAAGGCAGCAAAGTATATCTCTCGTGATAAAGAAGATGCAGCAGAGGATTTGTTAAAAGCTGCACATGTAGCAGAGCTCCTGTCACTTCGTAAAGGTTATGGCCACAATGCTGTAGACTTTACTCCAGCACATGTTGAATTAATCCGTGCATTCGTTAAACAGTATAACGGACCAGAGTCTCACGTTACATTCCTATACCACATGGCAACAGGAGATGTTGAGAAAGCTATACAGAGTATCAATTACATTATTAAAAGCCCCTCCCGAGTGTGGTATGACCATGCACCAAAGGGAGCTAAGTAATGGTTGATATTATCTTTAGTGGGATTATTAGTGGTATTGTTGAAGCGTTGTGCCTACTATTCTTTATCAGACATCGAATGCTTCCAATGATTGGTATCATCAAATACAAAACCCAAGATAAAGAAGATTAGGGGGTTGTATCGAGAAGTTAATTATATTTAAAGAACTAATACTAGGGACCTTGCTCTATTTAGGGGCTAAGGTCCTTTTAGATTACTCTTTGTATTTATTATTGTTAGCATTATTAATAATTGTAGCATTTGTGCTAGGAGAGAGTTTTGGATAATAGTCAAAAGATTTTGTCAGATATCGTTGTATTTACTAAATATGCACGTTACATTCCAGAGATTAATCGAAGAGAAACTTGGGAAGAGCTTATCACACGTAACATGGTGATGCATATCCGTAAATACCCAGTACTAAAAGAAGAGATTCGAGAAGTATATAATAAGTTTGTATTAACTAAGAAAGTATTGCCATCAATGCGTTCTCTCCAGTTTGGGGGACGTCCTATTGAGTTGAGCCCTAATCGTATCTTTAACTGCGCTTACTTACCAATTGATCATCCTGATGCATTCTCTGAGATGATGTTCTTGTTGTTAGGTGGTACAGGTGCTGGGTATTCAGTACAGGAGCAACACGTAGGTAAACTACCAGTCGTTAAAGGGCCTAATGGGCGTTCCCACAGGTTCTTGATTGGAGATAGTATCGAGGGTTGGGCAGATACTATTAAGATGCTTATTGAGAGCTACTTCTACAATAAGCCTAAGATTGTATTTGACTACCGAGATATCCGAGATAAAGGGGCTCCACTAATTACTTCTGGAGGTAAAGCTCCCGGAGCACAGCCATTAAAAGATTGTGTGCATAATGTAACTAAGATTTTAGATGGGGCTGTAGGGCGAAAGTTACGACCAATTGAAGCACATGATATTTCTTGTTTCATTGCAGACGCAGTGTTAGCAGGTGGGATTAGACGAGCAGCATTAATCTCCTTGTTCTCTCGTACAGATAATGAGATGCTGAATTGTAAACAAGGTGCTTGGTGGGAACTTAATCCACAGCGTGGACGAGCTAACAACTCTGTTGTTCTACCTCGTGATGAGGTTGGAGAGGCAGAGTTTAAAGCAATCTTCAAACGAACCGAGTTATCTCGTGCTGGAGAGCCGGGAGTGTATTGGACTAATAATACTGAGTTAGGTACAAATCCATGCTGCGAAATAAGTCTAGAGCCATTTCAATTTTGTAATCTTTGTGAAGTTAATGTCTCTAATATTGAAAGTCAAGAAGATTTAAATGAACGTGTTAAGGCTGCTGCATTCATTGGGACATTACAAGCAGGGTATACAGACTTCCATTATCTACGCCCTATCTGGCAAGAAACAACAGAAAGGGATGCATTGATTGGTGTTGGTATGACTGGTATTGGTAGTGGAGTTGTACTCAAGTACGATATGAGTTTAGCTGCCTCTCTGGTTATTGAGGAGAACATTCGAGTTGCGGCTATTCTTGGAATTAATACTGCTAAGCGGACTACTACCGTTAAGCCTTCTGGCACTTCCAGTTTGGTTCTCGGAACATCCAGTGGTGTTCACGCTTGGTACAATGATTATTATATTCGTCGGATGCGTTTAGGTAAAGACGAGAGTATTACTAAATACTTAGCGGATAACGTCCCTCAATTGATTGAGGATGATTTCTTTAGACCAGAGCATACAAGTATACTGTCTATCCCTCAGAAAGCTCCAGAGGGCTCCCTGCTTCGTACAGAGAGTGCCTTTGATTTGTTAGATCGTGTTAAAAAAGTTAATAAGGAATGGATTAGGGCAGGTCATATCAAAGGGGATAACACACACAACGTTTCGTGTACAATTTCATTGAAGGATGATGAATGGGATGAATGTGCAAACTGGATGTGGAAAAACCGAAACTACTACAACGGAATCTCAGTTCTCAACTATGATGGTGGTAGCTACCCGCAGGCACCGTTTGAGGATTGTTCACAAGAAACGTACAAGACGTTAATGGAGTTTGTTAAAGACATCAATCTATCTAGTGTTAAAGAGGTAGAGGATAATACAGACTTGTCTGGGGAGATTGCTTGTGGAAGTGGTGGATGTGAAATCGTATAGACCATCTGGTAGAATGTGTTGCACTTGTAAGAACTGTAGGGAAGATTGTAAAGATCTTCCTTTCTTTCTTTACAAACAACTTAAAGTAGATAAAGATGGCACTGTGGTAGTTAAATGCTCACAATATGAAAGGAAAGCATTACATGCTTAATATTCTTAATATTCCAGATACACAATCAAAGCTTGGTGTACCAGTAGATCACTTGTATGCATTGTCTGAGTTTATTGTGCATCGTAAACCTGATGTTATTGTTCATATGGGAGATCATTGGGATCTTCCTTCCCTCTCTGTATACGATCGTGGTAAGTTAGATATGGGGGGGCATCACTGCATTGAATAACGCTCATGATGGTGTGTATGATTTAGAAACAATTAATATTAACTCTTTATTAGGTGGGTATAAATGATTAATAAAATACTTAGTTACTTAGTCTATATGTCAACAACCTTTTTCTGGGTCAAGGCATTATACACATTCTACCTTGGTGGCGTTCCAGTGAGTGGCTTACTTAGTGTTATTTGTGTTGCAATTGGTACGTTTATCATGGGGTATGACTTATCCTCTTACGTAGCAAATAAACAGATTAAAAAGTATTTTGATACACACTAGATATAAAAGAAGGGGCCTAGCGCCCCTTTCCCTTCTTCTTATGCTTAGATATCTCTATAGCCTGCATCTGAGCCTTCTCCATTACCTTCCCTTTCATCTTCCCTGCAGTAGCTCTATACTTCCCTTTATCTTTCCCTTTCGTAATCTTAGAATATGGCATTATTTATAACCTATATTAATGACCACTTCACTAGCTGCTGAAACAACTGTAGCATCCGTATCTCCAACCCCCGTAGTTACACAGAAGCTAATCCCTGTACTAAACGACAAGCCAGTTGTAATCGGTATAATAATATTAGAAGAAGCTGGTAGATACACAGTGTACGCCACTGCTGTACTGCCCGGAGTAGGAGCTGTGGCTGTGTTTGAGAACTTAAGATAACGTGCTACAGTTCCTGCGTTAAATGCATAAATAGAGTATACATTACCAGCAGAAGACTTAACTAGTGATGCATTGGTAGTAGCTGCTGTGATAAGTCTATAGATGCTAAGCCCACCAGCAGTTGCTGGGGTTATTGAGGCCCATACTGCCCCTACGCCATTAACCTTATAAGGTTCATAATCCCCTGTAGCAGAGGAGATTGTAGCTGGGGTGTCTGTACGTACCCCTAAGGACATCACACCAACATCCCCTGATGCATGTACAGCATCCTCACGTCGTAGGAGTAGTTGGAAATCATCTTGGTTAGCCATTAGCAGCCCCCTCCCATTTTACCACCTTTCCCGCCTTTACCTTTCCCATGACTTACTTCTACTGTCACTTTAATGCCACCCTCTTTACTTTTGCCCTTTGCAGGTTTTCCTTTAGCAGGAGAACGTTTAGCTGCTGGTTTCTTAGTTGCCATAAGTTATAATTCCCTTATCATCTACTGTTAACCCAAGTTCTTTCATTGCTGCTTGATATGCCGCAAGGTCGGACTCCTGATAGAACACATGACCATCCGCGGTGACGATGCACCATGGGTAATCTGTTGAATCGAATGTTGATAATTCAACGTCTGAGATTGTTTTTGTGGTCATCTAAACTCTCCTTCCCACGTATGCGTCATACCCGTAAAATGTAGATGTATCTCCAGAAACTAATGTAATACCAAGGCTGTAGCTTCTAGAAACGGTAGTATCCGGCGTTAATGAAGAGCCAATCACGTTAGCGTATGGGAGTGACGCCGCTTTTGTTAAAACCCTAGCCATGCTGCTTGTTGACTCAAAAACACAATCCATAGGCCCTGTTAAGCCTACCACGGAGGTCCCTGATCCTATTGCACTAGCAACGATGTTCGTTAGTGCGGTGTCCTTTAGCCACACTTCCTTTGTATTAGCGCTCGCTGTAAAGGATACCTTGGGGTAAATAGTAATTCTACCTCCATTTCCAAGCAGACTACCGGGTATACTAAACGAATAGGCGACACTATCCCCCGCAACCCCGGTCGTAACAGACGTCCGACTCGACCCAACTTTAATCGGCGCATTATTCAGGCTCTGCCAGTTGCTCCCATCCCAGATAAATGTGTGCAGGCCCAGATCAGTAGCCCTTACAGTAGTGCCTGAAGCTAACCCAGTAGTATTCAATAACAGGATATTTGCCCAAGTAGTGGCAGGCAACATAAGCTGACCACCACTGAGTTGGTAATATAGATTAATTCTGTCTATTATCGTACCATCTGTTAGTCCAATCCCAGACAACCAAGCACTTATATTGTCTTGTAAGCTCATCTCTAACTTCCTTTAGGTCTTCCACCAGTGCCCTTATTACGAGCACGATTCTTACTCTTATCCATAACACGTAGATTCTTACTGCCATTATCTTTAGTGTTATAGTTCTTGTGGTCTACATCCTTACCATCACCCTTATGCACCTTCCCTTCTGACTCCATCTTACGTCTAGCTGCGTTACGCCCTGCTCTACGTTTCTTCTGCTCAGGCTTAGCATTATATGCCCTCTTAGCAACAGAGGCTGGCTTAGCATTAGCCTTAGTCTCACCCTTCTTAGCCATTACTTCTTTTCCTCAATCATCACATCATGCTTAGCAACAATAACTTCTAGGTTATTAACGCGCTTCTGTAGGTCTTGTGTAGCAGAGTCAACACGTCCTATAACCTTAATCAATGAGTCAATCCTTTCCACTAACACCTCAGTATTAACTGTGTTGGAGTAAATAACCCCAGCAACAGCGATTAACACGGGCATCCACTCCTTAATTAGTTGATTCATCTTTAGCTCCAAATAAGTAAGGGGCAATAACTTGTTGAGCTTTATTCAAGTCTGGGTCTCCTGACAGTACAGCATACAATTTAGCTAAGTTATTAATAGGTGCATTAAGCTTAGAATTCAAGTTACTTACCAGTTTTAATGCTTCTACATTACTCTCCTGCCCTTTAGCTACTTTAAAAGACATATTTCCTGTAGAGTCGATGTATGGTTCTGCAATATTAACTGCGCTCTGTGAACCACCAGATACAGAGGTATTTACCACTTCACCCTTACGATATAAGTCTTGAATCTGCTTATACACAGGTTCAAAACCTTTATCGAATATCTCCTTGGACTTAGCCGTGGTTGACTGGTCCATGTCAATCTTACCAACCTTACTCAACGAGTCATACATATCCGTGTACATATGCTGAATGAACTTGTTAGTATCCTCCTCGTCGTACATCCCATTACCGCCGTACAAGTTGAAAGACTTCAACTGAGTGTTAATCAACCCACCCAAAGCTTCTGGTTTACTAATTCCAGCAGCTTTCTCATCCATACTAGGAAGCTCTTTAAGGATAGTCTTAGATAAAGGTAAATGATCATCTGTTAGCATGTTAGAAGGAATTGCTGGTTTGGTTGTGGGCTGAGTAGATGTATTGTTATTCTTATACATCGAGGTTAAGCTACTCATTAAATCCCCCGCAGCATCTACTTGTTTACCAATAACCCCGCTGAACAAGGCTGCAGTCTGAGGACCAACTGCGGATACAACTGTATGAGCTGCCCTTAATTCTGGTCTACTCATCATGGCAGATACTAAATCACCATTACTTAACGTGTTTAGTTTGTTACTGGCAACTTGAGAACTAATGGTCCCATCAGTCATCTTAATAGCAGTGTTACCAATATCCTCTACAAGGTTCATGGCAGTAGACTTTTGTTCTGAAGGTGCATTAGCAAATGTGCTGGCTAGATTTGCTTTAGTATTAACAATAATGTCGTTAATCTGCTGGATCTTCTGTTCCTGTGGGATGTTAGAATCAGATACTTCCTTAATCTTAGCTTGGCTAGATGCTGCAAGTACAGACACGGTGGATGCTAACATCTTACTATCTTTCTGCTGCTGTACTTTTATATTATGGTCATAACGTGCATATGCCATAGACTGCTGATCTTTAGAAATATCTGTAGCAGTTTTCTGCCTTGTAAGGACAGCTTGAGCTTCTTGGTTAGCTTGGTTAGTAGCAGCCCAAGTAACCTGTTCATTCTTGTACTGCACGTATCGGTCAACTGATAAACCAGCAGATGCAGCAGCTTCCTCCGTCTTCTTCTGTAGTTGGTAAGAGTCATTCCCAGTGTTCATAGTCTTACCAAGGTCAGACATATACGAGTTGTTAGCTTCAACTAAGTCTTTTGAGTATGCAGGGAATTGAGCAGCGTACTTATTATACACCATACGTCTCTGGCTAGCAGCCCATTCAGGGGACTTACCAAGCTTAACTGCGTCTGCGATGCTAGACAACTCCTTCTCGTATGCACCAGTAACCATGCCTGTAGCAGTGGATTGGTCATCCTTCGCTTGCTGTACCCGCGTCTCCTGAACATAAGCTGGGGAAGGGACAGCCTGTTGTAGGAGGCCGGCAGCAGCAGTAATAGGACTAGGTGCTACAGACGTTTGCTGAGGGGTCATTGCTGACCCCAAAGTTCCCATATCTTGTGAAAACAAATTACTGGTTGCCATTTTCCATCCTATAAATTAAATCTAAAGTTTGTTTACGTTGGTCTTCATCAGGGATTCTACGAGCCTGCTTAACCATTTCTTCAATTGGCATAAGGCCAGAAGACCGTAATGTACTAATCAAGTAAGATGATTCACCATTCTTCTGGGCATCCTCGCTTAATACTTTCAGTGCAGTGCTGTACGCTTTAGGTGTGTCCTTAAACTTCTCTAGTACAGAGCCTACCATTGCTTGCACATACTGAGGATCTGACTTCAACATACCATTGTTAATCAATTCACTGTTAACGTTCTTTACAAAGGTTTTCATATCATTGTAAAGATCTTGTGAACTTGCGTAACGTTCTTCCCCATATGCTAGGTAACGTTGGTAGTCTTCTGTATCAAGCCCTACAGACTTGGAGAATGCCTCCGAGGGAGTGATTCCTTGCTGGATGATATCTCCATTGTTGTTACGTAGCTCACCTGTGTGGTACATTAAGTAAGACTTAAACGCATTAGACGTACCAGAAGATAAGTTAGCAGCTGCCTTCCATAAAGCTTCATCAGATACTGGAATGTTACTATCTCGATCAATTGCTCCTAGATACTGCCCAAAAGTCTTAACAGCAGGTGCAATACGATTAGTAACTAGTGTACCTGCGGGTGATTTAGTGATAAGTCCCGGCAGACCATTCTGGTAAAGCTCTAACAACTGCGAAGCCATCCCCATTGCATCCATTGGGTTATACTTAGCTGTGTAGAAATCCCCTTTAACCCCAACTAAACTTAGGGCGTTCTTCATCATAGACATTTCCATTGCTGTAGCAAACTTATCTTTATCTTCCCTACTTACATCAGGCAGAGAGTCAGCTACATCTGTAATGGTGTTACGAATTGAAGAAGGAACCCCGTATAATAGTATTGGAGCAGCAACCATTGCAAGACGATCACGAGTACCTACTGTACGTGATAAGAAAGGGTCTGTAACAGCTTTGTGAATCATCTGGAAGAACTGCATAGACACACTAAGGGTGTTTCCTTGGTACGAGTAGCTAGCTGCCTTAGAGAAGTTAAAGGTCATTGATTTAGCTTCTGCTAAGATCTGGTCTAATTCACGTAGCGTAGGGGTTGCACCCTTATGGGATTGCTGCCAAGCAGAGCGTTTAACTAACCAAGCAGTAAGTTGGTTGAAGTCTTCCCCATAAGTGTTACCAAGCTGCATCATCTTTAATAGGGATGCTACTGGTCTTGTAGGAGATATGTCCCTGAATCCAGCTATCCCATGTACACTAAACCCGCCCATCTGCTCTGAGTAATGTTGGTCAATGGAATCAAACAACCCAGACTGTCTCATCTCATCAAACAACTGTTTACCACTATCCTTCCAATCCTTAGTACCAAGTCCTGTAGCATGAGCTAACATGTCTCGGATATTAGTGTGCAAGTCTGCAATACCAACATTGAATGCTAAGTTTGATAAAGACTGGCTTCCTTGTGTAAGTAGAGCACCTATGGTGTTCATACCAAGCGTGGTGATAAACACACCACCCTTAACTGCAGAAGAGAGTTTGGTGTCTGCTAACTTACGCATAGCACCTTCTGCTGTAGGAGAAGCCCTAACCCCATCAGCAACCCAAGATGAAATAGTAGAAGCTAATGCATCAATACCATTAACAAACCCATTCTCCATTTGGTTGATATATGCCCAAGTAGTACGACAGTGACGAAGGTTTACATCCTCAATCATCCCTTTACCTAGTTCTGCAGGATCATTAGGAATATATTTCATATGTGTTTTTGGATTAGTTGGCAGATACTTACCGTATTGATCCATGAAACGCGTTTTAAGCCCTTCTATAACAGGACGTAAGGAAACCCTATTACCTAAGCTCTGTGCGGTGTTCTGCATAGCTTCTAGTGGGTTTAAAACGTGTTGTGACTGACCACTAGCTAGTGCATTAACTGACTCTAAGGCATCACCACGGAATTTCTGTGAAGATCTACCTGCAGAGATACCAACATCAAATCCTTCATCCATAGCAGTAAGACGGTTCTTAGCTGAACGTGCTGTACGAATAAAGTAATCAGAGTCAGCCTGTTCTTGCATATGGAACTTAGCGCCCGTCCTCCCTGAGAGAGATTCACCCATCATCTGAGCTTCTTTAGTTGATGCAGCCTCTGCAACAGCTTTAGAATAAATAAGCTTACCTGACTTATCTTTCACATTCTGTACTATAAAGAATGGAGAATTGTGTTGTACACGGTAGTACCCATCTCTATAGTTTAACACCCTATCCATTTGGTTTAATTTACGGAAGTAGTTATCTTGAGCGTTAGTTACTAGCACATGTTTGATATTACTGCCATTAACTGAGATGTGGTCTTTAAGCTCTGAGATAAACCCACCATTATCGTACAGATCTTTCTTCTCTGCTGCAGTAAGCACACGAGACACATTAGTAGAGGGGTCATACACTTCTAAACCAACCTTAGCATTCCTAGCTAAAGGTTTGCCAAGTAACTGGCTATTGTTAGCTCTATCTACCACGTACCCATATCCATATGAATCGAGGGTCTTAACCTTATCTGCATTCTCTAATACAAAAGCTGTATCGTGAAAACGTTTAAACTCCCTGTATGCATCAATAGACCCTTTACTATACCCCTGTGCAGCCATAGCTGCTGGGTCAAACTTAATGCCATCCACATTAGCACGTTTTATATATTCTACTAGAGACTTAGATTCAGCCTTTGGTAGCTTACCTACTTGTGCTTCTACTGCGTGAGACATACGTGTAAGCTGTGCTGTTAAGTGTGCCCCATGTGCCTCTGCTACAATAAAAGGCTGAGTTACTTGTTTATGGAAGATCTGAGTAGGGGAGATGGCTAATTGAGTAATAGACCCTTGTCCAGTACGTTGGCCTAAATCAAATAATCCTTTCATACTATCTGCTAAGTTGAACCGTGGGGTGTACTCTGTAAACCCAGTCTTCATGTCATACCCCCAGTTATGATTAATGCTAACTGCATAATCACCATCTGGAAGTGCTTCACTGAAATCAATTGGAGAGTAACCTTCTGGTCCCCTTTTCATTAGCTGGAAGCTATCTCGCGTAATACCTAAATCCCGCATAGCATACTCTGTACGATCAAATGCTGCTTTAGCTGAGTTAAATCCAGTATTACCATCAGTAACTACTGCATTGATTTTAAAACCTTCACCAGAGTCACTAACGATATGCCCCATCTCTGGTCTTAGTTGTACACCAACTGCGTTGTCTAAAGTAGCTTGTAAGCCGGCTTGCTGCTTAGCTCTTTCTTCTGCTGAGTAGCGGAAACCAGAGTCTTTAAGCCCCATAGCAACTAAGTCATCACTATAGTCTAGTCCATCTGGTTTAACGCGTATAGGGCCTTCTGTGGTGTTAGGCATAGTTAAGTCTACTAAGGCATCAGCTTTAGGTTTACCATCTGTTAGTACGCGTGCTACGTCCTCTGTGGATGTCTCTAACAGCTTAGCTAAGTTAGCCCCTTGAGTAGGATTAACTGCTGCAGCTGTCTGAATTAATGAAGCTGGGTTAACCTCATTTCTAACTACAGAACCAACTGCTTTAGCTACCTCACTAACCTGTAACACTTGAGCTCGTTCTTTTGCTACGTTACTAGTTCCTTTTACAATGGAGATATCCTGTGGCATTGCACCTAATGCATACTTGGAAGCAGCTGATGCAGATTCTGAGGACACAGACGCTACTGGGGCTGCAGCTCCTGCTGCTTTCTTAGCACCACCACCAATTAAGTATGTAGCGTCAAATAACACGTCTTTAACTAATGCTTCATTACTAGAATCATTGTTATCTACAAGCTCACGGGCTAGATTCAAAGACGCATAATTAGCTTCATCAAACAAGGATGCATTATTGTTATTAGCATAGGTCAACACTTGCTTTAGTGTCTCCATACGCTTCTCTGGGGGCATTGCATCAATATAGTTACGGATGTCCGCAGTATTCTTCATACTAGTTAACATACCCATCATAACACCAGTGTTAGATTGGTCTTGTTTAAGCACATCCTGTTTAATGCCAGTAGTTAGTAATCCAGAGAGTCCGGGTAGGAAGTTAAGCATTGTATCTACTGTACTACCAGACTTATCGTTAGCAACTTGCATAGCTTTAACTAACGCACGAGATTGACGTTGGTAGTCTAAGAAGCTATCTACGTTACTCATAATAGTTAGACGGGCATTCTCTTGGTTAACCCCCTCATTACCATTACTAGAGGATGCCATACTTTCTACAGTAGCTTGACGAGCAGATAGATCTGTCTTAGCTTGTAAGTACTGTGGTACTTGGAATTTGGTATCATCAGGAACAGAAGGGTCTGTTAAAACACTAGCAGCAGCTTTAGCTGTTGTAGCTTGGTCCTGCTGTACTAAAGGGGCCATATCCTGTTTTAAAGGAGAGTCGTCCCCCTGTTCCAACGAATTCTTATACTTTTCGTAATTAGAAATTAGGTTATCTTGAGAGGAGGTTGCTACTGCTGTAAACATAGCATGCTGTTCATTATCAGCAGTAGAACCAATTGGAGTTGGCGCTTGCCCAGATAATGCGTCAAGACTTAAACCATTAGTGTTTGCTGACAGTGTGCCAAGATCCATTTATTTTACACCTTATTTATTTAGTTTAGACTGAACACTAGCTGTTTTACTTGTTGTGTTAGAGCTAAGCAGAGTGCCTATACCACCTGCAGATTGGAATACTGTACCAGCTAGACTTGAGATACCACCCCACATCTGAGCGTTAGAGCTTGCTGTTGCAGCTTGCTGTTGATAACTAGATATAGCTTGTACTGCAGTCTCTTGACCCCTCTGATTACCTATGTTAGCTGATGTTTGTGAGCCTATACTCCCAATAGCGCCTATTTCTCCGGAGCTACCACTCGTGCCAGAATTAGAGGAGGAGTTCAATACTTGTGCTCGCTTTATACGAGCCTGTCTCAGGGCTTGTCTGCGTGCTTCTATGTCTTGCTGTTGCTGTGCCGCTGAGGAAACTTTAGACGCATTGTTAGATGCATTAGATGCAGCCTTACCTGCTTGCACAGATTCGTATGTACCAACCCCACCCACTACTAGGGCAGTTATTGCTGCCCCTGTTACAAGGTCCATTCAAACACCTCCCTTATACTTCCATCCTGCAGCTTAGCAAACTTATCTGTTAATTTCCCACCAAACAATAAAGGGAACTTTAAGTCACGTGGAGCTCCATACAAGGTAGAAATATTAGACATTTTAAGGTAGTTAATAAGTTTGTCAAAGCCAATATATAACTCTTTTAAAGCAGAATGATTCCACTCAAATACATACAAATGTACAAATACCCCAAACTCAAACTCTTGCACTACACAATCATAATGAGTAGTGCACTCTCTATAAATTACCGTTGACATTTACCACCATACTCCATCCGTATATTTTAAGTGCTTTACTGGGGCTAGTCTTGAATAATAGAGAGACTACCTTGCCATGACCACGCAGCTTGTTCCTAGTAGAAACTACAGGGAAACCATCATTATACTCTTCTGAGGAAGAGCTAGGTAAGTATGGTCTTTTTAGTCTATATGCTTCAAAAGAAGTTCCCCATCGTTTACTGTTAGCAGAGTTGGTCCACTCCCATTGAGATTGGACTAAACATGACGAAGTATTTAATAGGTTATATGAGCTGTCCCACCCAGTTTCAGATCTCTCGAAGAACACTGATAAGTACGGAATAAACTTATTACGTTGGTATTCATTGCCAGATGCATACCCAGTTAATAAATAAGCTTCTGCGTCTGCAGTTCCCCAGTCCTTAAATTCACTATTCGTATATTGACATAAGTCTATGACTGCAGAGTAACCTGATGTGGCTGATGTGAGTGTCTTTATACCTATGTAATACGACTCCCGATAAGACGTCTCTAGCGCACTATAACCATACACAACACTAGCCCCATCGTGCACTACTAAGTCTGTATCGTAATACACCGTGTCGTCTGCTGTAGTAACCGCGAAAGCAGGCATACTAACATACCCAACAACTTGGGAAGAGCCATCAACTACATCTTTGTAGAAAGCGCCTAAGTCTACATCGAAGTTAAGTATAGTTGTGTCAGATGTACTACCTATAGAGTTACGTAATATCCAATGTACCTTCCTCTCATACCCGTCGAAGAAACCAACAGCGTTACGTTTAAGTAGGTCGTCAATATCATTATAGTATGTTTGGATAGTCTGGATAGTAACATTCTGTACAGCATAATCCCCAAGCTGATCTTTTGCTACTGTGTAAATACCATCTGTACCAAAGAATATCAAACTGTTATCAACCTGTACTACAGAATCTTTAGCTATACATCCCCTATCACTAAGTCTAGCTACTTTATAATCTGTTGCACTAAACCCGTACCCACTACCCCCAGTAATCTGCCAAACACCATTAGATGCTATTAAAATAAGGGAGTCCCCTAAATTAACCATTGATAACACAGTAGATGCGCCATCAACTTTTATAAAACCACCGTCTGTATCAACGAGATCAGAATTATCAGATGTAGGATCTGCCTCTTGGTAACAAACAGATAAATCAGAAGTAGATGACACAAGCTTTGAGAATAGCACGTATGAGCCAAGACTAGGAGATTGAGCATCACCAGAGATTGTTGCTCCACTTATCCCAGAGTAGAACATCCTACCAGCATACTGAGAAAGGCAGCCAAATCCACCATCGGTGTAGTCTAATGGCATACTCTGTGGATTATACGCTACTTGTGAGAACTTACTGCGTAGACTTGTAATAGAAGACCTACGATCAGCCCCTCGTGTTAAGGCATTAATAATAAAGTACCCACACGCTGCCCTTGTGCTACCTAAAGGATTAGCTTTAAGGTCTGCTGGGAAGAATCTCTTCGTTATACGATCATCACTATCGTTAGCATCAGCGTACAAAGCAGATAACACTGTGTCTGAGTTAGATGGGTAAACTCCGGCATCAACAACAAAACTACTTATAGGGTCTGTTAGTGTTTCGTTATTCCCCCTGAACCTAGGGTATGCCCAACCTTGGTTGTACAAATTGTACACATGCAAGTCTTGATTAGAGCTTGGTCTTGTGTCTATTGTACTGTGAGATAGATACCCATCCTCAACCCCGAATAAGTCACGGATGTACAAAGAGAAACTAGACTCAGTTATTGTACCAGAGGAGTAGGAATAACTGCGTATTACAGAGGAACCATCAGTTATGACTAGTATGCCATCAACCGCAGATATGCTAGAGGAGATTTCTTGGTTAGATAATGTTCCTGTGTAGATAGGCCCAGTGGACATTGTTGCTACATTATAAATAGTTAATGAATTTCCTAACTGTACAACTAAGAAGTTTAACTCTGCGGTATTAGCTACATTCTTCCAAAGGAAGCTCTTAAACCCACATGTTGTTGCATAAGTAGCTGATACGAAGTTAGATAAAGTCGTACTAGAAAACGTAGAGGAGAATTCCATCCCCAGTCTACGGTTACGGCTACCATCCTTATTAAGTACAAAGTTTTGTTCGTCTAAAGATGCACCATCTGGGAAGGTTAAAGGCGATGCTTCGGTTATAAATCCCTTAACAAAACTAGTTATGTTAATCGGCGCTTGTTGCTGTGACATTTTTACCATCCTTAACCGCATCAATAGACTCTTTAGCGATCTCTATAGAAGTAAAATTGCCCCTTAATTCTTTTGGTAGGCTACCCTTACCATCTACTAAAATCTGATACATTGAGAATGTGCCCAAAGGGGCTATTTTATATCCACGATAACTAATCATTTCTTTCCTCTACGCCCATAATTTGGATATTTAATCCCACCATTAACTCTCCATGCCTTACGGGACAACCAAGAGTTTTGTTTTTGGTAAGTACTTTCTGCTTTCTGGTCTGCTGTCTGTTTTAACTTCAACATAGCAGAACTTTTAGCATTCTCTACTAACGCAGTGTAAGCCTCTTCAGGAAGATCTGGCTCAAACATATCTGTAAGAGAGAAGGTAGGCATATAGTATGCACATAACTGTGTCTTGCTGCCAACTAAGGTGTTTTCTAAAGAGCTATTATAGGAGTCACATACAATGTAGTCGTCATTGAAGGATGTGTAGTACTCAGGGTTCTTGTCGTTCCTAACTGCTATAGACACACCACTTAGATCAGTCTTAACCTCTACATTATCTGCATCAGTATTAAGTGCATTCTGCTTCATTAAGAACGCATCATTTTCAAGCCACTTTAACTGCCTATAATTGTTCTTAGTGCTTCCATTCTCGTAACAGTTATAGTTTATAAATAACACTTCTTTTACTAAGCTTGGTACTTTTAAGTGGGTTGGGTGTTCAGTAGAACCAGAATTTGTCATCTGGCCTAGCTTCTTCAAATGAGGCCAGTCTCTAGAGGACATCATAGCCATATAAGTGCTTTTGATTATATTAGCAACTTGCAGAGACTCTACTGTGTCATCAATACTATTAACTTCATCACTATCCATTTCAGATAGTATTTCTTGTGTCATATCTAACAATGTTCTTGACATATTAAAGTCTCTTAATTGACAGGGAACCATCTGTTAGTGTAACAGTAGTTGATGTGTCAGATGCTATTGCATAGCCTACAATATCCCCAGCAGCAAATACCCGAATTGTACTAGAAGATATTGTTGCTATATCCCCAGCGGACTTAGCTTTGTATTGGGCTAGTGCTACGGTTGTTTGGGCTGCTCCATTTAGTGTACGAAGTAATCCAATGTTAGCGGAGGCTACACTAGAAGCTATGGACGCCCAGAAGTTGATCTCATAATAACCTGCCTCTGGTATTACTAAGTTTTTAGTAGTTGAGTCTACTGTAAATCCGTTTAATACTTGTGTACTTGTTACAAAATACTGTGTTATGCTTGTATAAGATGCAGCAGACCTTAGAGATGCAGCCGTCAATGCAATAGCTTGTGATAAGTTTACTGCATTAGTGTGTCCATACTGAGCCTTGTAAACCCAAGTTAATCCACCAGACCCATCAGATACTGGTACTTTACCTGAGACGGCTGAAGATTGACCAGTAACTTGTGGAGTGTCCCAGCTACCAGTGCCGGTCCCAGTAGCAATATACGCAGTCTTTGCTGCAGCTGTTGATACACCTTTAGGTTCATGTAAGCCAGCCTCTGGAATATCTTTATGAGCAATAGACATTCTAATTCCTTAAACTAAAAAAGGGAGCCTAAGCTCCCCTTATATGTTACGGCAGAGCACGAGCGTATTTAATAATAACTCGAATCTGGCCAGCAGTTGCTACAACTGGTGTGGTACCGCCAAATGCAATACCAATTTGAGTAGTAGCTGCTAACTTAGCTGCCCAAGTACCAACTAAGGTTGGAGCATACCGACCAGCTGTTTCTGCCTGTGTTTCGGAGATAACAAAACCATTAGTTACCTCAGTACCCTTTGTACCAACAAGAATAGTTGGGGTTGTACCTGTAATGGAGAACACTGTGTTGGTGTCTACATACACATTCAAGATTGTTGAACCCGCAGGAATATAAACCTTTGGGTAGAAAGTGTAGGCATTGCCTGCTGCGTTAAGACCCTCACCATTAATGAAGACCTCCACCTCTTGTTCTACACCAGCAGATGGCTCATTACCAATCACTGCACCTGTGCTACGAACACCAAATTGGTTTGATACACCCAAACCAGAATCACTATAGAAAGGCATTATAAAGTCCTATTAGTAGTTAACAGCAGAAGTGACCAAAACACCCAGAGTGTCAACACGCTGAGGACCGATGCCATAACGAGCACGAGTAATGAATTCATCACGACCCAAGTCTTTATTACGTTCACCTTCTACTTTAGGGAGACGACGCTGAGCAACCATAATAGGTTTAGTGTTGTCATCCAGAATACACATGAAGATATTTGCTACTGAAGAAGACACTGAAGTAGTGCCATCAGAGAATGTACCTTTAGGCAGGCGGTTAGAAGAGATAACTTCCCAGC